TTCAGTGCTGGATACCCAGCTTACATATTTATCCCAGAGTGATTGCTTCCGGGGGAGCGCAATTGTAGCAGCCATTAAAAAAATCGAGAGCGTTTAGTGTAGTATAAGCACGCCGCTCACCAAAGAATGGTAGCATGTCACTCAGCAGTCTCACAATGTCTGCTCGCTTGGAGCACTTCCACTGGTAGCAGTCTTTGTGGTCACGCACCTCTCGGTAATAAACGTGTCCAGCATTTGCTAGAGAGTGGAACCTATCAACGATGTCTTTGTCAGTCATCTGTAGGTTCAGTCTGTATTGGTTATTAGATTTATCCCAATAAATGGACCCTTCACCTTCGAAGAGTCCAGCCATCCAGGCAGTGTTCATTTATCAAAAGGAGTACTTGGCACCCAGCTTAGCGCCGAGTCCAAGAGCGTCAGTGTCAAGGTCTTCACCAGCAGTGATGGCAGACACTTCGCCATACACGCCGAGCCGCTTAGTCACATCAACGCCGAGTCCAGTCTTACCAGAGAAGCGACGCTCCAAGGGTTCACCGGAGACACCGACGAGAGCAGGACCACCCTGGATATACCAGGTGGCAGCGTCTCCAAGGTCGTTCTCGAAACCAACGTGAACGTCAGTAACTTGACCAGAGTACGAGTTGCCAGACCAGCCAGCATTGGTTTCAACGTTAGCGTAGGGACCAGCGATTGCAGGAGCAGCCATCAGGACTGCGGCAGGGAGGAGAGCAATAAATTTCATGTAATTAGTTACTTTTTATTAGATGTTTTTGTACGTGTTTTACCTTTACCGGAGGGAACACACTTATCCTTGCCACCTTTTGTACCGGCGTAGCGATATCCGGACCAACAGGCTTTGCCGTCAGCACCTTTTTTCTTTTCAGCCATCAGAAGAAACCTGGGATCAGCTGTCCAGTGACAGCGTAGCTACCGATGGCAGCAATGACGCCAAGCATAGCTAGTCGTCCGTTCAGACGCTCAGCCTTTTCGTTATGGGGGATAGAGTTCTCGTCAATGTACATGATGGGTTCTTTAGCGAATAGGTTCTGACGGTTGCCGTCTTCAGTAGTTACAGTCATTAGTATTGAATAGGTGAACGTCCGATTTTTTCGAACACATCGTTCCTGTAAGCAGGGTCACGATCATAACGAGGGTCTTGCATAGCAGCAAGCACCTCAGCCTGAGAGCGGAAGACATCCGGCTTCTCAAAGGCAGGTTTACCTGTGAGCATTTCTCCTTCAAATCCGTTCTGTTCTGTGTAAGCCGCTTTAAGCCCTGCTAAAGCCAGTTGGATAGCGTAGGGGTCACCGGTCTCTACAGTGCTGTTGTAGGCGTTCACAGCAGCCTCTGGGAGGGACTGTGATGCCCATTCAATCAGAGCATTGTAGTTCTGCTCACCGCCAGCAGCTTGGAAGATCTCATTAACCTGTTGTTGGTTGAGATCCGCAGCTGCCGGGGTAGAGTTTTTAGCTTCTAAGTATGCGTTGATCAAGTCAGAGTTAGAGAGTTCAGATAGTTTAGCTACTGTCTCTTGAGAGAGTTCACCGTTACTACTGAATTCATCTGATGCTTGAGTGAGGATTACTTGAGTGGGATCCTCGTCTACTTGCAGGGCTTCTTGTTGCCCTTGTTCTTCGCCATCATTAGCTCCAAGTTTAGATTGTAGTTCAAGGTAAGCTTTCTCCAAGTCTTCTGGAGACTTGAACTTACCAGCAAGCATACTGTTTTCAGCTTGTGCATGGGCTTCACCAACCTTCAATGCTTCCAGCTCAGATTCATTAAACTCTGGCTGGTCTGCTGGGGTGGGATTATACGTTAGTTCCGCCATTCTCTAGGTCCTGTTTATGTTCTGAGTAAGGAAACGTTTGTCCTCCTGCGGACACAACTTCCAGTTTACCAAGTCCAACAGTAGTTACATAGTTGGTTGACCGTCCGAGAGTAGGGGTACCTACCTTTTCTTTGGGTGCATACTTGTTAGGTTCGGGAGTCTCTACAATGAGCTCCGGCTTTTCAGTGGGAGGATGCTCAACTTTCTTTGCAGTCCGTTTCGGATCCTTGGTGGGGGCAGGTGGCTTACGAGCGGGTGCTTTCTTACGTCCGCTACCCGGCGCCGCCGTCATCTTCTGCCCCAGCGATTGCCTGGGCATCTAATTCTTGTCGTAGATTAGGGTTCTTAGATGGATCATTGACCGGTGCACTAGCTAGTTGTCCAGCTTGCTTGGTCATCTCCATCTGTTCAGCAGCCTGTTGCTGTTGTTGCATCTCAGCATCAACCTCCTGCATACCCTTGACCAGGTTCAGGACATCAATACCTTGAGCAGTAGCAAGGCGCTTGATATACTCTTCGATGTTGACAAACTTCATTGCTGCTTCTGGTCCCAAAGTCTGAGACAGTGTAGTGATGAATGTAATCAAAGACTCACGGTCTTGACCACGTCCAATCGCATTGACACCAGCAACAATAGTTGGTTTGACAATACCCTTAGGCAGCTTCGGCATCCTACCATTACGTTGGAGTGCCATCAGATACCTATCGAGATATGGTTTGAGGAACTCAACAGTCAGCAGGGAGAACAAGCCTCCAAGCTGTTGCTCTAGTTCCATCTGTGTCAGCCGTACCTCTTCAGCAGTGGTACGTTCTGACTGCCTCACATTGAGGATTAAGAAAGCTTCAGAGAGACGTTGGCTTAAGCTGTTCGCCATCTCATATGCTGTCTTAAAGTCCGCGGTCTTACCAACCTGGATAACAGACACATCGTCAGGTCTACCCTGCACGATTGCGCCGTTACCAGCTGCCGCGATAGTTTGTGGTTTGGTTGTACTGCTTGGGTTCACCAAGAACACTACCTTAGCAGCAGCAGCACTACCTTCAACCAGTGCTTGGGAGAGTGCTTCCAAAGACTTAAAGTCTCCTAGGTACTCTTCCACTCTACCACGACCGTACACTTCACCATCAAAAGTATTGAACCTCAGCACCAACCAGGGGCTTGCGTTCTTAGGAGCAGTACTCTTACTGTTCTTAAGTAGTTGTCCCTGTGCTTGTTGGTACCAGGTCCAACGTCCATTGTCTGCATCATACTTAACGTGAGTGTAGACAGGGATGTCAGGATGTCCGTAAGCTCCGGTGTATCCATCAAGACCACCACCTGCACTGACTTGGTTTGGCTTTTGGATCTGAATTGAATCACCAAGTAGTTCAGGTGCAATCATCTCCTTAGTAACAATCTCTAGTACGTTACCATCACCGTCACGTTCAACAACGAAACGGTTAAGAGGATAGCACTTCAAACCATCCTTACCCATATAGATAAGGGAGTTACCAGAAACAATCAGTTGCCTGATAGCCTGGTGAATAACCACACGGTCATTAGACCCAGCAATAGCTTCCATCACCATGCGCTCAGCTTTAGCCAAGGCAAGGTCAAGGTCGCTCTTCATCTCTGGTTCTAATACATTACCGAGTTTAGCATCATCAATCTCTAGTTTAAAGAAACTAGTCTGGGGAGGTAGGAGGGCAAGCATCAGCTTAGCTGCCAATACACTGACACACTTGGCACCGACTGACTGCCACGGGGCAATCAACCGGTGGTGTGTAGCGTCATCGTTCTCCTGTTTCATCAGGTAAGGCAGCGTCAACCGTGCACATTCAATGCCCACGTTAAGGAACTGTGCCCTGTTAGAGGTTAGTTCCTGGTAGCGTTGTGCTGCATTATACATTCAGTCCTCCAGACCTAGACGAGCCTGTGTTAAGAGGGATCCGAAGTTGTGATGTACCACGCTGTGTTGCCTGACGGCGACGGCGTGAACCTTTTGACTTGATCTTAACAGCGGAACTCTTGTCCCTGGTTCCATACTCAGGACCCTTGATCTTGGTCTCAGCTGGTTTAGGTGGCGCTGCAGGTGCGGGTCTGTCTGGATAACCACCACCAGTAAATGCCCTGGAAGCTTGGTTAATATCACCAACATAAATACCTTGACGCGCAGCATCGCGCAGGAACTTGTTAAATTTCTTGTTTCTAGCCATTAGTTTTCTTCCATTTTATTTATAATCCACTCAATCACGGAACGCTGACCCGACCTATAATAAATGAGGGGTAGTTCGTCTGACGGAGTAGGGTTTACGGGTGGGAAGGTTTCGTTCAACTCATTGAGAAGAACATTCATTTGCATGCCTTTGGTCTCAAGGAGACTAAGCATATTGGGGGAGGTTGACATTGCTATGTTCAAAGAAGGCTGGCATTCTGGCGCTCTGTGTGAAGGAAAGCTCTGGGGCTTTACCCTCATACATCAAGCGATCACTAGAATCCATCCAAAATTTTTTGTCCAAAAACTTGGACTCAGTATTTGCACCTAGTGGTTGGAGAACCCAAGCCATGGTGGCTTTCCTCAGCTTATCGAGTGAGGGTGAAATACTGAGCCCCAACTCCTCTTGAACCAACGAGTTGCACGCGACATGCACCTGTTCGTCTCGGGAGATGTCAGCAGAGACCGTTCGCATGCCAGCGTCACCGTTAGCTCTAAAGAAGGGGAGTAGTACGAAGAAAATCGCACGTTCGGCCACCATCGCCTTGGTGATTGTATGATCAGGATGCTCAATCCATGCTTTTTGCAATCTAAAGGCTTCCCTTTCGCACTCCTCATCCACGCCATACGCGTTAGCAATGTAACCGAGAGCGAGGTCGTGGTTTTCTTCGTCCGTGACGTTGGACAATAGTAGCTGTCTTGCTGCAGGTGGAACATCTTTCTCTAGAGCATCAAGGATAAAATCGCCCACAGGTAGTTCCATGTGTCGCAAGGCAAGTGCACGGTGGATAGTCTCCTCCGCTCCCTGCCTGCAAGTACCTGCAGTTGTCTGTACTGGTGTCCACTTGCGCTTTCGCGCCATTAGTTTTTGATACGGGTTCATTGTGGTAATTCAATTCCAAGGGTTGATACAACATCGTTTAAAGTGTCTGGTATGCTTTGAATTGGAGTGTTATTTTCAACAATAGTAGTCGCGGCTTGGAGCGCCGTGATACGTTGTTCTAACTCTGTAATTTTTGTAGTCAAAGCATCTACATCACTATTAGCTGCGATGTGAATTGCCTGGGAAATATTACCAAGCTGTACAGCAATTTCTGCCAACAACTTTTGTTCACGGGATAATTTTAAATGAGTTTTGGGGTAAGTCATTCTTGACAATCACATTGAAGTTCATCAGTTAATAGTGAGTCCAAGTAATCGTCAACGTCTTCCTCTTTGAGGGCAGCATACGCATCAGTCTTATCTTGGACATCTCCCATCACTTGAAGGGAGTAGTACATAGATGTCTGGGGCGATTCAAGCCACTCTTCAATGAACGCATTGTCATAGGTTACCATATCGCTCCAAGAGTTGAAGCTGTATCCGTGAAGAAGTCCAGTTTTTTCATATAGTCGCATGATGCCATCAGCAACACGCTTGTAGTTTTCCCAGCCAACCTGGGAAGCAATCTCTACATCTCCATAGGAGAATGTTTGTACTCCGAAAGTACCGCTGTCGCGATCGACAGTCTTCGAGATAGGTGGAGCGATTTCTGGAGTGCAAGTATTTCCATCCAAATCTTTGCTTCGATAACTGCATGAGGCAGTCGGAGCAAGAGCAAAGGCGCGAACCATATCATTAGCCCGAGCCACTGACGCTGCTTGCTCAATTCCATTGTTAATTTGGGTGACCAGTTCATAAGCAGGGGACCTTACTACCTCTCCATTGTTAAATTGTTCGAGTGCACGACCAAACTGTTCATAGCTTACTCCGTACCTCCATAAGAGGTTTGCGAGTCCCAGGGCTCCGAGTCCGACTTGTTTGTCGATTTCTGGTCCCAGATACTCGCCAGTTTCGCCAACACCTGTAGTGACATGGAGGGCGCACAACTCCTGCATACCTTGATTGAAAGCTTTGGGAATGTCGTCGAATTCGCAGGCTCCGAGATTGACATGTTGCAGCAGACACGTTCCTCGTGAGGGCAGGTAAACCTCAAGACAGACGTTTC